ATTGCTCCCTCTGTTTCTATCTGGTCACCCCCTTCTGTTATTATATCCTGAGATGTAGCTTCAGTTATTATATTTTGTGAGCCTTCTAAAGGAATATTGTATCTAACAACTACTGTTCCTAACTGTTCTTCTAAATCTACACAGTAAATAAAAGTTTCTCCTGCTGTAATTGTTATGTTTCTACTTACACCACAAGCTGTACATACAGCTACCTCTGGTTTTAATATTGTGTTAGAAGTTAATACATACTCATTCATGTAAGGGTCATAAGCTCCTAGCTTTTGAGTAGTAAACGAGGCAGTGAATAAATCTCTAAACCAACTTCTCATACCTGCTTCAGATATAACTTGAAGTTGCTCGTTTGCAGCTGAACTTCCCACTAAATTTATTACAGCACTTCTTTTTGCATCGGTAAAGAATTTACTTTCTCCCCAAGCTGCAAAACTTTCTGGATGATTACTTATACCATAATTTTCTATTCTAGCAATCTGTTTTCCTAAAACTTCAGGAATTGATGTAAGTTGTCCGTCTCCACTTGAGTCACTTAATAAATCTTTTCCTGCTAATACGTATGATATTTTATCTTCTTGTAACACCAGAATGTCATCTCTTCTTGCAAAAAGTATTTCTACATCTCCAAATGTTTCTTCTAAAGGTTTAAAGTTTGCTAAACCTAAATTAAATTCATTAAGTTTATTTACATTGGTTTCATCATTAAATACCCCACTATAAGTTACGTCTGCAAACCTATGAGCTTTTTGAAAAGTTGTATTCCCTGTAGTAAATGTTCTGTTTCCTAAATTAAATTGTTCACCATAAGAAGCATCTAAAATTTTATAACTTTCTACTCCATTGCCAAATGCAAAACAATTAGAAAAATCAGTTCTTACAATACCTGCTACTCCTGCTGATATATCTTGATTTGTTACATTTGTTAAATGGTCACCTAAAATATCTATTTCAAAAGATTCAGAACTTTCATACCATAAATCTGGCAACGCAGGTTTTGGCTCTGTCTCAAACACCACTACTGAATCTCTTCTGTAAATAGTAAAATCTACTCTTACCTGTGAATCTCCTCTTGAGCTTCTGGACGCACACCCCTCCGTACCTGACACAAGTAGGTAATAACTATTAGGAGATGTACTCTGGTCTTCGTGTAGTCTGTAATAATTTGTTGAAGTTGGACTGGTAGCTGTTGAACCAAAAATCGTTTCTATTGCACTCCTTCCATTTGAACCTGAATTTGCTCCTGATGGTAGTCCACTAGACTGAGAAGCTGTTGGTATATATACATTATTAATGTCAGCTGGAGATACAACAGCATTTTGCTCAATAATAGTTTGAAGGTTTTCATTAGTAAAAAACTCTTGTATGTTAGCGTAGGTGTCACTACAAATTATAGTTTGTTCTAAAATACTGTTTCTTGGTTCACATTGATTTCCCGTTCCTATTCTTATTTGTTCTATCTTCATAACCACCCTAGTACCAATCGGTAAAGTATAATTAGAAGTAAATGCTCCACTAGCATTTCTTAAGAAAAACGGATAAGCGATAACGGGATAATTACCAGCTGCTTTAGCTTTTATGGCTGGCACTTTTTCATCTACAATATCATCTTCATCCATTTTAGATTCAAAAGAAACACTATTCATTTTCATATAAACTCCTTCAGGAACTTGAACTGTATTTCCATTTAAAGTAACTGTTATAAAGTCTTTATTTTGTGTTTTAACTTCAAGCACCGTAGCTTCTGTACAAGTAGATAAAGGTCCACTTACATCTCTTTTAACTATTAACCTATCGCCATCATTCACTTTCCCTATATTGTCTCCTTCTAGTAAAAAGTATACATTATTAGTATTGTCATCTTCTAAAAATATACTGGAGTAGATGGTATCATAAGTATCTCTGTCTGCTTTTATACAAAACTTATATCTTGTGGCAAAACTTGGAGCTCTTTGTGAAATAGGTATACTTACAAGAATTTCATTTTTGGTGGTAGATGCTGAACAAGGTATATTTACCGTATTGTTTGTTGATACAAGTGCAGTAGAAGCTCTGTTAAAACTATCCATATAAATTATACCAACCTCATATCCTCTGTTACTATGTAAACTTCCTGAATTAGGCACTTCAGATATTGATGCTGTAGCATTAGTAATTTTAAAATACTCAATGATTGTATTAGTTCCCACTCCCGTTTCTTCATACTGGGCTGCTAATATTTGCAATTGTAAAGTTGCTGGTGATATTACACTTGCTGCTACTCCTTCTCCCGCTGACGGCAAAGCTGGTGTTGAACTAGTTCTTCCTGTTTGGTTTATATCGTATTGTGGAGCTGTTGTTCCTAATTGTCCTTGTAAAAGAAAATTAAAATTATCTGTTAATGTAGTTCCTGCACCTGCTTGTGCGTTTGCTACAGTTTGTATACCCGTTGTTAGTGTTCCAAATTTTGCTTTAAAATCTGCGGTTGCAATTAAATCATTAATTGGAGTAGCACTACTTGTAAAATCTTGAATTAGTGTATAGCTAAAATGTACAGTAGTTGTTCCTGTTGTTTGGTCTGGTAAACTTGAGCCGCTCCAAGAGTCATGTTCAAATGTAAATGAAAAATCTATTGTTGCTCCTATTACTAAAGAGCTTTCAAATCCTGCAAAATTAATTTTTAAAGCACTATCATTTATAGTAGCCGAATTACCAAATGCTGTAAAGCCTGATTGAGCTGTTGTAACAGGTAATGTTTCTTCACCAATTTGAGCTTGACTTAATGATGTAGTATAGCTGAGTGTTAATGGTTGATTAAAAGTATCTTTCAAATCAAACCCTTCAATGTAGTTTCCATAAACCAATCTATTAGCCATAAGTGTTTGTGCTTTTGCTAAAGTTGGTACATTATCATATAATCTTAATATTTCACTTTCAGGTAAAACAGAAAATATTTTACTTTCAGTAAACGTAAATGTGTAAAAAGTGTTGTCTGACAATCCTGCTTCTGCCTTACTTATTCTTTCAATAACCTTAATGGTTGAATCATTAGCCTCTTTATATAAAATATCAATTCCTTTTACTAATTCACTTCCTGAGTTGTAAGTTACTATAGCAGCATTATACTTGTTTTCCATTCCCTCATTAGCAAAACTTTGAGCACTAAAATTAAAAGCTTTAGGCGCAAAAGCTGGTTCACTAAATTGAGAGGTTGCAGAATATTCATCATTAGCATATTTGTATCTATAACCAAAACAAATAAAGTTGTCGGTCATATATGAATCCTCGTTATTAGCTTGTATTAATTGAAATGTAGGCGCTTGTAAAGGAGGTTGTTTTACTACTAATATTTCTCTTCTATCAAATTGGTCCTGTTGGTTTCCCGAAGTGTTAGCTGCTGGATTTTGATAGTTTCTATTTATGTTTATTACTCTAGGTGGGTTTACATTGTCTGTAAAAAGCAAAAGATTATCTATCTTATTAACTCCGGTTATTAAAAAAGATGGATTAAAATTAAGTGTTGTATTTACACCACCACCATTATCAATACTAATAATGTGGTATGTTATCCCTCCAGTCCTTACATTATAAGATACTATTAAATCAAGTTTTCCTGTTACACCCTGTGTAAAAGCAGGGTCATGTACAAACCAATAAATTGTTTCATTAGCACTATCTTCAAAAGAACCAATACATTTAGCCGAGTCGCTAAGATTAGTACCGTTGATGTAAGCTAATTCTGTAAGTTTCGTATTCCCTTTAGAGTTTTCTACTGAACCTATTTCTGATTGTTCAGTTGAACCTAATCTTACGTTAATAGCATTAGTATATTCACCATTCGGTAAAAGCCTTTCTTCAAGGCTTTTATTCATACGGCCGGCTATAAAATTTCTTTGAAGATTTGCCATTTTATTTTATCCA